CAGTATTGGAATATATACCAGATCGAATATCTTTTGCCAAATCAATTGGACTACGATATATTACATGTGTATACCTGTCAGCTTTGGAAAGATTACTGGAATAATAAGATACGTAAAACTGGTCAATAGGAACAAATTCGGATACTGGTCGTTTAAGATTTCCATCGTAATATACTTTCTTAAATGCAGAGCCTATTAGTGGGAGATGAAAGAGCATCTTTTCAAATTCGTCAAAGTACTCTGGCATCTGCTCTGTGAGCTGATAGTTCATAAAGTTCTTGACACGATTGGCTTGTAATTCTCTTTCGGGAGTTGACTTGCCAAGTATCTGTGTTTTAATCGGACCTGCCGATGGGAATAATTCCTGTGATGCTTTACTCTGGAACTTGACGGCTGACTCTACGAGTAATGGATGTACTGCTGTACAGGCACCATCAAATGGTTCAGAAGATTCCTGTATCTTCAGGCCAAGTAGATCAAAGCCACGTTCAAACATAGACTCCCATTCCTGCCGGGAGTTCTTGTCTGCATCA